CTGCCCAAGATTTACTTGGTGTCTCAAACGAATTATTACTTACATCTTCTAATAACTCTGATGCTGTACTAAGAGGTGATGCTGTACTAAGAGGTGATGCTGTACTAAGAGGTGATGAATTTGGACAATTATCTCCATTTAACACTGGACTATTTTCTAATTGTTCTTTTTCTAATTGTTCTTTTTCATTAGCTTCCAATTCGTTACTCTGCCTTTTTTCATCATTTTCTATTTCAGCATTATCCATTAACTCTCTTTTACGTTCTTCAAAGAACATTTTAGACTTTAATTGAGATTCCCGATGACCAGATATAATTTCATTTAATTTTAAATCAACATGTACCTGCTCAATTAATTCTGGATCGGGAGGAACTAAAAGCCAGGAGTACATATCAACCACATATAAATCAAATGTCGGATCAAGTTGATGTAGCATTTCAGAGTGTTTTTTAGCATCTTCTACTTTATCAAAAACTCCTTTAATTTTAAGACACACATTATTATTTTTCTGATTACTCTGGGGAGAAACAATACTAATTAAAGCATAATTTTGACCAGGAACTTTTACATTATCTACTTCCACATTCTCATCCAAATTTAAACTTCGGATTTTCTTTTCTACTGCTGCTGAAATCTTACTTTTTTTTTCATCAGAAATTGGTTGAAAGAGTGGATCAGTTTCAATTGAATATTCTTTATTATTTGTATTACTCATTTATATTTAAATACAACTTTTCTTTAAATCCTTATATACTTGCTATAAATTTCCAATTTAATTCTGTACATATTCCTTTCCATATTTTTTCTTGTTCAAATAATTTTTCACGACTTTTTAATAACGGGAAATAAATTAAATATTCTGTTTTATCAAGCAATTGACAAAATTTATGTAAAGTATATGAATAACTTAAAAAATTTTTGCGATTACTTGGACAATGTTTTTTAAATGGTGTCTGTATTTTATCAAATAATTCTAAAAGAATATCATAAAATTCTACACTAATTTCCAGTGGCGATTTATTTGTTATTCTATTTATTAGATTTGGTATATGCTCATAATACTTATTTAATTTTAATTTTTTTAGAAAACTTTTCATTTTTATTGATGTAATAACATTTATGTCTGTTATTCTTTCTTTTTTTATTTCTAAAAGAACCAACTCTATAACAGAATCGGGAATAACAGTTACTTCTCTTCCTTGCAATTGGTTTAACCATTCTTTAAAATGATTTTTTCTCTGATAAAAAAATGGTTGAACAGTATTTTCTATAATACATGTATCGGCATAATTTAAATTATTTGCTTGATTCATGATATTATCAATAATTATACCACAATTAGAACATATAATCTGACTTTCTTTGTGATCATGTTCAAAATCCGATGATTCACAATTTTTACATATTTTTTTATTTTCATTTGGTGAATCTGAGAATCCATTAAAACATTTATTTATATATCTATTATAGTCTTTACCTTTATTTGTTTCGCCGATCTTTGTAACATAATTTAATATACTGTTTTGCTCTGTTTCTTCGCTACATTTTAAACTTGTTGTGTCTTGATTATCTATATCTCTTAAAAAAGTCATCGCAGAGGATAAGTAATCAATTAGTTCAGTTTGATTTTTTATATTATATATTTCTGTTTCAAGTTCTTCTATATCATATTTAATTTGCATTCTTTGTTGTATTTTAATTTTATCACGTGATTGTAATAAAACTGTATAAATTTCTTTTAAATTAATCAAATTATCTTGTTTAGATTCAAGTGTTAAATAATAGTCTTCTATTTCTTTCATTTTTTCCTCATGTTTATTTTCTATACTTGAACGACTGTCTTTATGTATTTTTTTATTTGATAATCTAAAATTATTCATATATTTAACATAATATACATATTCTATTTAAATACTATTAAGTATTTAAAAGATTAATTTAATATAAAAATATTTATTAATTATAAATGAATAATTATAATGTAAATGTTCATCCATTACTAACAAATTATAATCATACAAACCAAGATGGGGTAAACCCATTAAGTTATATATATTCAACAGATAATAATATTGGTGTATCTGAAATTCGGGGTTCTGGTAATTATAATCCTGCTCCAAATTATCCACAGACTACTGATAATGGAAATGCGTATTCTGATATAAAAATACAAGAACAACAAATATATAAACCAAATGAAGGAAATATTGATATTACCCCATTTGGTGCTGCTCAGATTGATAATACATGGAATACAAATACATTAAGCGAATTAGATTTAAGTAAAAATAATCCAGGTAAAAGCGATTACAAGGATACTTATGATGAATATCAAAATTTTGCATATAAATCTACACGACTAAATGACCCATATTTACTTCCATATTATTTTTCTAAAATAAATGTCAACTTTATACAAAGCAATGTTATTAAATATGTAAAAGAATCCAGAAATATAACAATTGAAACAAAACAAGATATAAGTATGTTATTGAATATGATGGTTGGTAATTATTTAGAAGTATATAATTCTCAGGGAGTATTTTTAAATTCATCCCGCAACGACATTTCAAAAGATACTGGATGTTCTTTTAGAAGTATTCTTGGTAATTTAAATAAAATAACAATAGAACAATATGTAAAAAGTATTATGAGTACTTTAAATATGACAGAATATTATCTAAATGATATATCAACTTTGCCAATGCCTCTTGATAGACCGGGATATACTTTAAATAAAGGCACAAAAGAATTGGGATTTGTTGGACATTTTGAGGATAATCATAAATTTACTAACGCAATTAATTCATATAACGGGCGCGATGTATTACCAGGAGTAATTGATAGTACAACATTCGGAAATTAATTTATTAATTCGTAAAATATATAATATTGATTATATTTATAAAAATAAATGAATATAAAATATAATCAATTTAATGTTGAAAAATTGTCTAATATCGATGACCATTTAAGTTATGACGGAATTAACGATTTTTTAATACAGACACCTGTTATAAATAATTATTCTATAATACAACAAGGACGTAATAAATATATAGAAATAATTTTAAATAATACTCAATCACATATAACTTTTCTCAGTATATTTGAAATAATAGAAACTAAATTTACAAAGAATAAAATAGTAATTGTTGATATACAAAATAATAAAATAATTAAATTTAAATTAAATAATAGTACTATATTTAATAAAAATGGTGATATTATAAATATTCCCAGTAGTAATAAAATTATAATACTCTTTAAAATTGACCAGAATTATAATATAAATATCTCACAATTATTAGAATTATAAAATATACGCGTTTTGAGTACTGAAAATAAATAAAGATAATAATTATAATCAAATGCAAATTAACACGGTTGATAAATATTCAGTAGATTCAATTGTTCTTGATAAACCAAAAAAAGAAGAAGATTATTATTGTTCAAAATTGAATTTTGTAATTCAAACACCGAAATTGAATATTTTAAAACTAAATGATAAAACCATTAGTATACTAATTAATGACAAGTTAGAATCTTTATTCAATTCTTTTGATAAAAAAATGATAGAATTAATATCTTCAAATTCCCCAGAATATTTTGAAGAATCATTCACAGTTGACGAAACAGAAGATATATATAAAAACTCTTTTAAATTTAAAAAAGAATATAATTATTTTACTTCAAATGTTTCAAAAAAAATGAATATTTATAATAAACACAAAGATTCTGTAAATATATCAGAATTAGGAAAGAATGATTCTGTTATATGTTTAATTAAATGTACAAAAATGATTTTTTATAAAACATATTGTATGCCGTATTGGGAAATTTTTCAAATAAAATATAAAGAACCAGTATTAAATACAAAAGAATATTTATTTATTGAGGATTTGTCTGATAATTATTGTGAAAAAGAAGAAGAATTAGAAACTAATCTAAAATTAATTAAAATTACTAAATAAGTAAGTAAATAATTAATTAATTAGTTTTTAAAATAAAAAAAATATATATTATTATAATAAATGGGAAATTTTTCAGGAATATCAGTAGTTTTAACATTATCTTTAATTGCCCTTCTTAGTATGGAATTTATTAAAGACAAATTTGATGTTGTAGAAAATTATGGAGAGGAAAATCATAAATATAATCAGGAAGACACAGAAAATCCTATGGAAAAACTTAATCTAAATACTCACCCATTTCCAACAGGGGATTTTTTTGAACAGCCAAGAATTGGTCCATCAAACAATGGATATAATATGACCGGACAAATGTATGAAACATTCCAAAATCAACTTGCCGCGGGTACTCCAAATCAGGATAATTTAGACTTAGCAGGTTCTCACACTGCAAATTTGCCTGGTCCTGGTAATTTTGTTGCTGCATCCGGAGATAATTCAAGAATGAAAAATCTAAGTTTATGCGCACAGAATTCAAATACATTTGGTATTTCAACCTTAGGACAACCAGGTGGTGGTGGATTAGCTTCTTCGTTATTACCAAATAATAGTTCATATAATCTTGAAGGATTCTCAGATTGTGACCAGAATGCACTTACAACTCAAACATTTTTAACACCGAGTTCTCAGATTGGGTTTGATACAACGAGTTCAAATAGAAATGCAAATTTAGATATTCGTTCTTTACCCCCAAACCCAATTCTAAATGTAAGCCCGTGGCTGAATTCGACAATATACCCAGATTTAACCCGGCGTCCATTAGAGGGTTGTGGTCCATCATTTGGTACATATGGTACAGGGGCATATTCAAACGGCAATCCAAGTCCAATTGGAAGTGGAATTTAAAGAATTGATTTACACTAATAAAAATGACTGATCATTATAATAATTTAAAAATATACTGTGAGAGTATTTTTAATAAACTCGGTTCTGGATATAAGGAACATATATATGTAAATGCTATGGTTGTTCATTTAAGAGCCCAGAATTATCTATTTGGTACAGAAGTTATCGTTCCAATCGAATATATGGGTGTACAATTGGGATTTACGCGGGCGGATATAGTAATATATGAACCATTTAAATGTGTATTAGAATTTAAAGCACAGAGTACATTAGTAGCAAAAAAAGAATTTACTCAGTTGAATCAATACTTAATTAATTTAAAACAAGATGATGGAATTCTAATAAATTTCGGAAATGTATTAGAGTTTCATATTGTTGATAATTTAAAAGAAAAAAAAATAATTAATATTTAATTTTGCAGTCCTTAGATATAAATGGAGCAGAATATATTATTTTATCTGGTAGTGTTATTTTACAATTTTCTAATTTTTTAAATATTTCATCCTTCGAATTGTTGGACCATTGAATAGTTTTATTTGCGATAAAGGTTATATTATAAATATACTCTTTATTTTTAATTGAAATACCGCTTTTACCTAAAATATCATCTTTACTTATTTTAACGTGTTTTACAAGTATATTTAAATTGTATAAATTTAAGTTATTAATAAGACTTAACCAAGACGTTTGTAAATTTTTTTCAGAGTTAAGTCCAATCGGTTTAAGATAAAGTGTTTCAAATTCTTCTTCTAATGAATAATCAGAATCATTATAGTACATTCTAAATTTATGTGTATATTGAAATAATTTTTCAATTAAATTTTTAAATTTGTCAGTTAGTAATTTAAGTAATTTTTTATTAACATCAATAATATATGTACCTTCAACTGCAAATATAATATGTGTTAAATTACCATGTTTTGCAAAATTAATACACTCTTTTAAATCTTCACCAGATGGCCATCCCCATACGGTCTGAGCCTCAATATAACAACTTAATGGATGAGTGTGAAAATTAATAACTGAAAGTGGTGTCATTACAGAGTCTGAATTCCCATTTTTGAAAGTTATATTATTTATTTTCTTATCGCATACATCTTCTTTACAATTATAATTGTCAAAAAAGATTTCTCCTGCATGTTCTACACTTGAACGAAGTAATCCATTTTTTTTATTAAGAAGAATTTTATTTATTTTATCTTTATTAATAGTCCAAGAAACGGGTTTTTTTAAGTCGCATGACATAATATTAATTAGTAATTATTTTTATTTAGTAATTATTTATTATTTAGTAATTATTTATTATTTAGTTTATTAATAATAAATAATAAATAATTAAACAATAATCAAATGAAAGAAACATTAAACGTAAACGTGTTAGTTGCGGCAAAAGATGAATATACAAAACAATTAGTATATAATTTAAGTCCTGAAATATATTCGATTGTATTTAATGTTTATAAAGAATCACAATTAATGAAGAAGAAAAGAAGTATCTCATTAAAAAATTATCAAATACTATTAAAAAGAATTCCAAACTGGAATAATATAATATTAGAAAACAACACTGCAAATATTAAAAAAAAAATACCGTATTTATTGGATTTAATAACAGTTATCTTTGTTAGTCATGTTAAAATATTAGCATGTGTTAGACTAAAAAAAAATTCTAAAAATGTTTCTGTTAAAGTTCCAAATTTAGATTTATTTTTACATAAAATAATAATTATAATATCAGAAAAAATATATTATAATCCAGACTTAATTTTAAATAAAAAAGAAATAGTAATCGATATAATATCAAATAGTATCGAAGATGCCATACGTAATCAAATTCCTGTTGATAAAATACTTTTAGAATATTTATCTGGGGTATTTAATGAAACAAATGAACCCGAATATGATGAACGAGACGAAGACTCTGATGAATCTGAACTATCCGAAGACTCCGAAGACCCCGAAGACCCAAAGGAATCGGATAATACTAATAAAACAAATATAAAAAATTATTCAAATATAGAACACTGTCCTGACGAAGAAGACTTTCTTGACGAAGAAGACTTTCTTGACGAGGAAGAATTGCCGAATGATGATGAAAATAATACTAAACTAATTAATACATCTAGACCAATACCTGGGAATATGAATACAATAATAAAAACACAAGAAGACTTAAACATCCCCATTAAACCAATAAGTAAAGTATTATTTTCAGATGCATCAAATATTTCTACTGATTATAATTCAGATTAAAAATAATTATTATAATTAATGAATAATATAAAAGATTATCATAATGGATGGCCATTATATGGAAATTATAAAAATAAATTAAATGAAATAGAATTATTATTATATAATTATCTTGTCAATTTCCCTTTATTAAATAAAAGATTAACTGTTATATTTGATATCGATGATACTCTTTTATATACAGACCCGGCTGATATATTATATTTAAAAGATCGAACTATTCTTCAAGAAATAAAACAAATTGGAAATATATTAAGATTATGTAGAAACCTTGGTTTTAAAATTATAATATTAACAGCAAGACCAACCAGATCTTATTCTTGGTCTGTAAATAATTTAAATTATCACAATTTACCATTTGATGAAATATATCATAATCTCAATTATCCTGACATAAATTTTAAAGTGTCATTTAAACAAGAATTAAGTTTAAAAGAAAATATAATACTTTCAGTTGGAGACCAATGGCCAGATTTACAAGGATTAAAAGATTGTTTGTGTATTAAATTACCAAGTATTCAAGATATAAATGCATATTTTACATTTAATAATATCAATTATTATCGTATTTAGAAGTATTTTTTGTCGTATTTAATATATACAAAAAAATAATAAGTATTATTAGAATGTTTTCTTCTAACGTAGAAGATGTAATTACTATTCAAAAAAAAAAATCAGAAAGAGAACAGCAATTAAAAGATAAATTACTTTTACAGACACAAGATAGAATTCAAACCTACGCAAATTTTGGTAAAACTGAATGTCTTTATAAAATTCCTAGTTTTGTAATAGGTTCTATTCCTTATGATATATCGGTAGTTAATAAATATATATATAAAAAATTGAAAAGTGAGGGATATTATATAATTAGATTAACAGATGAATATATTTATATATCTTGGTCAATAAAAGATCTGGGTAAAAAAGAGAAAAAATCAAATATAAATTTTTCAGCTTTTCAAAATAACAGTAAAGCGACTTAAAATAATAAAATACTTTAAGTTAATGATTATACTTTCATTTGACGTTGGAATAAAAAATTTAGCATATTGTCAATTAGATTCTGAAACTAAGGAAATATTGGATTGGAATGTTATTGATTGTAGTTCAGATAATCAAATATTAAAATTAATTTCTGAATTAGATTCAATACCAAATTTAATTGAGACAGATTTAATATTAATAGAAAAACAGCCATCATTTAATCCAAAAATGAGAATTATAAGTACAGCTATATATGTATATTTTACACTTCGAATAAATCATGAACTAAATAAAAAAATTAAAATTATTTATTATTCTGCAAAACATAAATTGAAATTTTGTGAAGTAAAACTTGATAAAGTATATAAAAATAAATATACTATTAATAAAAAACTCGCAATAGCACAAACTAAAATTCTTTTAAAAGATAATTCTTTCTTAACTTTTTTTAATAGCCATAAAAAACAAGATGACCTCGCTGATTCTTATTTACAAGCATTATCTTATATTTATTAATTAATATCTTACTTAAATAAAATTTAAATCTAATAAATTTATTATTAGATTTAAATTATTTATTATTATTATTTATTAGATTTAAATTATTTATTATTATTATTTATTATTATTATTTATTATTATTATTTATTATTATTATTTATTATTATTATTTATTATTATTATTTATTATTATTATTTATTAGATTTAAATTATTTATTATTATTTATTATTATTATTTATTATTATTATTTATTATTATTATTTATTATTATTATTATTTATTATTATTATTTATTATTATTATTTATTAGATTTAAATGTTATTAGATTCTATCGGCGTTTAGGACTGGCTTTGCGTTTAGGACTGGCTTTGCGTTTAGGACTGGCTTTGCGTTTAGGACTGGCTTTACGTTTGGGTTTGGCTTTTACGTATACTTTATTTCCTTTTGAAATATAATATAATCCTCCATTAACACCTCTGTGTATTTTTC